ATGGCTATGGGTGAGGAAGATATTGATGCTGATGCTGATGTAACAGTTACAGGCCAAGCAATGACTTTTAGTGTTGGTTCTGTAGATGCAGTATCTGTTGCAGAGGTTACAGGACAACAATTATCTGCTAATATAGGAAGTGTTACAAACACTGCTGATGCAAATGTAAGTTTAACAGGTATTTCAATGACTTCTAACATTGGAACACCAGCGATTACTGCTTGGCAAGAAATTGATCCAGGCGTATCTAATGTATGGACTGAGGTTGATTTAGCAGCTTAATGATAGTAAAATATTAATCTAATAGGAGAATTTTAAAATGGCATCAAGTTATTCAGATCTAGGTATAGAACTAATGGTAACAGGGGAAAACTCTGGTACATGGGGCGATAAAACAAATACAAATTTAAACTTAATTCAACAAGCAATTGCAGGATATGAAGAAGTTTCTATAGCAGGTGGAGCTCAAACAACTGCTCTTGCAATCACAGACGCAGCTCTTTCAAATGGAAGAAATCAAATAATTAAATTAACAGGAACAATTACTGGAAATCAAATTGTTACTATTCCAGATAGTGTTGAAAAATCTTACATCGTTATAAATGGAACTACAGGTTCTTTTACAGTACAATTTAAAACAGTTTCTGGAACTGGTTATACTTTTGGTGCTACAGAAAAAGAAACAAGAATTTTAATATCTGACGGTACTAATATTGTTGATGCAGGATTTTCTTCTACAGCAATATCTGCAGTCGTAGACGATACTACACCTCAATTAGGTGGTGACTTAGATGCCAACGGAAACAACATTTTAATTGATAATGGTAATTCAATTAATGATGAGAATGATAACGAGCAAATTAAATTTGCAACTACTGCTTCTGCTGTAAACGAAATGACTGCAACAAATGCAGCTACAGGAAATGCTCCTGAATTATCAGCAACAGGTGGTGATACAAACGTAGATTTAAATTTAACACCTAAAGGTATTGGAAGAGTAACATTTAATGGTCAAGGTAAAATTCAAAGTGTTGCAGAAAAAGTTACAACTGAAGCAACAGCTGCTACAGGAACTGTAAACTATGATGTTCTTACACAAGCAGTATGGAATTTTACTACAGATGCTTCAGGAAACTGGACTTTAAATATTAGAGGTGATGGATCGAACACATTAAACTCAATTATGGATACGGGTGAGTCAATTACAATAGCTCATATTGTTTCTCAAGGTGGAACAGCTTATTACAACTCAGCAGTACAAATTGATGGTAGTGGAGTTACTCCAGAATGGCAAGGCGGAGCAGCACCTACTGCGGGTAATCCTAGTTCACTTGATACATATACTTATACAATTATTAAAACTGCAGATGCAACATTTACAGTTTTAGCAGCGCAAACACAGTTTGCATAATAGGAGAATAAAGATATGCCAATAATTGGTTCATTCGGAGCAGGCTCAAAAGGCGGCTACGGTCGTGGTGGAAAAGGACCAACAGAAGTTCATTATTTAGTTATTGCTGGCGGTGGTGGAGGTGGCGGTCGTCACTCTGCAGAAGCTGCAGCTGGAGGAGCCGGAGGCGGATATAGAACAAGTTGGCCTGCTGGAACTGCATTAGAATTAGAAGCTGGTACATACCCTGTCGTTATAGGTGGTGGAGGTAGTGGTGGAAATGGTCCTTCTAGAACCAATGGAACTAACGGTGGTGTTTCTAGTTTTGGTGGAATAGAATCTGCTGGCGGAGGAGCTGGCGGAACTGCACCTAGAAATACTGGAAATCCTGGCGGCTCAGGTGGCGGTGGTCCTTTAGATTTTTCTAGTGGAGGAACAGGAAACGTACCTCCTACATCCCCAGCACAAGGTTTTGATGGAAAAGGACCAAATTGGTCATCTCCAGGTTATCCACCTGTCGGTGGAGCTGCTGGAGGAGCAGGTGGAGCTGGAGGAGCCGGAACACTTGGAATTCCTTCACCAGGAGCAGGAGGCCCTGGAGCTTCAAGTGATATTACAGGAAGTTCAGTTGCAAGAGCAGGGGGAGCTAGTGGAGCTCCAGGAGCAGGTTCAAATGATGGAGCAGGCGGAGCAGGTCAAGCTGGATTTTCAAATACTGGTGGTGGTGGTGGAAATAGACCAACAGCCGGAGGAACACAAAATGGTGTATCAGGAGGAAGTGGAGTTGTTTATTTAAGAGTCCCTGGATCAGCTGCACCTGCAATAACAGTTTCACCTGGAACTAATACAAAAACTCCTATAGCACCCGGAGATTTTTTATTAACTTTTACAGTATCAGGGGATGTAACAATAGCATAATGGCACACTTTGCAGAGATAGATTCAAATAATAGAGTTTTAAGAGTTGTTGTAATAGACAATTTAGATGTAGATTCACATGGAGGTGATCAATCAGAAGAAGCAGCTTCTCACGTAAATAATATTGTACCTCTTTCTGATATTGGAGTTAAATGGGTTCAAACTTCATATAATAATAATTTTAGAAAAAAATATGCTGGAGTAAATGATATATATGATCCTGTTAAAGATAAATTTATATCTCCACAACCTCATCCCTCTTGGACATTAAATTCTGATGCTGATTGGGAAGCACCAGTACCTTATCCAAGTAATAATTTATATAATGGGCTACCTGTTAGAGAAATCATCTGGGATGAAGATGCTCAAAAATGGAGAGGTAAATATCAAGAAGATAGAACTGATTTGGAATGGAATACAAACAGCAATACTTGGGTATTATCTTAAAACTATAGACTTTTTAAAAATAGTTTGCTACAAAACTATTTTTATAAGTATGAAAGTTAAAATAGAGAATATACAACCTAAACCTTTATATCGTTCATTAATTGAATTTGATTTAAATAAAAGTGAAACTAATTTCATTAATAAGCTTTGTAAAAATACAATAAAAAATTCTGGAAATTTTTTTTCTAATGACAGTTATATTTTAAATAAAAAACCATTAAGTGAATTAAAAAAACAAATACAAAAAAGAATAGAAGATTATTTTGAAAAAATTATTTGTCCAAAAGATCCTGTTGTTCCTTATATAACAGAATCATGGTTAAATATAACAAATAAAAATGGATATCATCCTTCTCACGATCATCCTAATTCTATAATATCAGGAGTATTTTATTTAAATAAAACAGAAATTACTTTTCAAAAAAGAGAATATGAACCAATAAGAATTGATCCTAAAAATTTTAATATATATAATAGTTATAGATGGACAGTACCTACTTTTAAAAATGAAGTAATTTTATTTCCTTCAGACTTACTACATCTTGTAAATTTTTGTAAAGAGGATAATAGAATGTCAATTGCTTTTAATGTTTTTATTAAAGGTAAACTAGGTACAGGTACAAGATTGGCAGAATTAAATTTATGATAAGATCAAATATTAAATATTGGTATTTTAAATCAGTTATACCTGATTATATTTGTAATCAAATAATTAAATTAGGAAATAGTTTAAAAGAAGATAAAGGACACGTTGGAGAACCAGAAAATGATGGTACAAAATTAAAAGTTAGAGATTCTAATGTATCTTGGATAAGTCATAAATGGGTTCTAAAAGAAATTATACCTTATATTGGAATAGCTAATATAAATGCTAAATGGTTTGTAGAAATGGATAATCATGAATTAGCTCAATTTACTAAATATAAATTAAATCAACATTATGATTGGCATTTTGATCAATATTTAACACCAGATAAATTTGGAAAAACTAGAAAACTTTCTTTAATCTTAAGTTTATCAGATTCTTCAGAGTATGAAGGAGGTAAACTATTATTTGATTATCAAGATTATCCAAATCAAAATAAATCTCATGAATGCACAGAATTAAAAAATAAAGGATCTATTATAGTTTTCCCATCTTACCTTTATCATAAAGTAACTCCAGTTACAGGAGGAACTAGATACAGTTTAGTAATTTGGGCAAAGGGAAATAATTGGAGGTAAAATGGAATTAGCAAAAAAATATTCTTTTCAACAAAATGTTTATATTAAAGATATAGATTTTTCTGATGAATTTATTAATAAAATTAAAAAAATAAAATTAAAAAAAGTAAGTAATGGCTCTGAAATTAATGAAACATCTTTTTATAATAAAACAATAGATTCTAGTATAGTTTTTGAATCTGAAAAAATATTATTAGAAATAATAAAACAGTATAAAGAAGATTTTAAATTTAAAAAATTTAATATTAAATCTTTATGGGTACAGAAATATAAAAAAAATAATTGTCACGGAGTTCATATTCATGGAAGTAATGAAAAAACATTTTCATTTATTTTTTATATTGAATGTACAAAAAATTCAAGTAACACTGTTTTCTATAATATAGGGTATCCTTATGTAGATCTACATACTAGAATGAACATAAAACCTAAAGAAGGTAGGTGTTTATTTTTTTTAAGTTCTATACCTCATGAAGTATTGCCTAATAATGATTCAAAAAGACTTATTTTAAGTGGTAATGTTGAATTTGAAAGTATTATAAATAACAATTAAAAGAAGTATTATGGATTTTAATAAAGATGGTTTTCTTGTTTTACAAGAAGTTATATCAAAAGATGTTGCAAATTTTTGTACTTCTTATTTACATTTAAGAAGGAAAATAACAAATACGTTTGTTAACACTGGATACATTTCTAATTTAAATCATTCATATGGTGTTTGGAATGACAAGCAAGTACCTGGAACATTTTCAGTGTATGCAGATCCGGCTATGGAAGTATTATTACAAATATGTAAACCACTTCTAGAAAATATTTCAGGGAAAAAATTATACGAAAATTATTCTTATTGTCGAATATATAAAAAAGGCGATGTTTTAAAAAAACACACAGATAGAATAGAATGCGAGATATCTACAACTCTTAACTTAGGTGGAGATTTATGGCCTATATTTTTAAAAAATAAAAAAAATAAAAAAATTAAAGTTAATTTAGCTCCAGGGGATATGCTAATTTATAAAGGATGTGAATTAGAACATTGGAGAGAAAAATTTAAAGGAGAGAATTGTGTACAAGTTTTTTTACATTACAACGATGTAAATACACCAGGGAGTGCAGATAGAAAATACGATACTCGAAATCATTTAGGACTTCCAGGTGAATATAAAAAAGGAGAGTATTTTAATCCTTAATGATTTTTCCTAGTGTATGTATGGATGGGTTTTTTAATAATCCAGAAGAAATAATAGATTATGCTAATACCTTAGAATATTTGCCAGACGGATATTCTCCTGGGTTTAGGTCAAAACCTTTACATGAATTAAACTTTGATTTTTTTAATAATATATGTATAAAACAACTTGCTGTATTATTTCCTAATAACGCAGATGATTTATCATTTCAAGCTAGGTGTAGATTTCAAAAAGTTCCAGCAAATTACAAGTTCACAAATTGGATTCACAGAGATGATGATGCCTCTGTTTTAACTTCAATTATTTATTTAACAAATGAGTGTAATGCAGGAACTAGTATTTATAAAAAAAATTTATTTAAAAATGAAATATCAACTGATATTAAATATGATTACTATAAACAAATGACAAACAATAAATTACCTGAAAATAAAATGAAAGAATTAGAAAAAATACATAAAGAACATGTTAAATCTTATGAAGAAACTATATCTTTTAAAGGAATATATAATAGGTTTATAGCATTTGACGCTTCATCTTATCATAGTGCTCAATCTTATATGGCTAACAATGAAAAAGATAGATTGACTTTAATTACTTTTTTTGATTATATAAATAATAAAAATTTAAATTTAAAATTTTCAATTTCCGAAAGTAGAAAAAGATGAGCTTTATTAAAGATACAATTATAAAAGAATTAAGAGAAGATAAAGGTCAGTTAACTTTAATTAATAAAAGTCAAAAACTGTATATTCATGAATTAAGAGAATCAATTGAAAATCTAAATATACATATTGAAACATTAAATGAAATTAATGAGAAATACGCTAAAATAATCACAAAGCTAAGAGAAAAACTTAAAAAAGAAATTTTTAGTCTTAGTGAAGAATAAATAACAAAAAGACATTTAAGCAAATTAAATGAAAGTATTAATAGTGGGTGGTGGAAGTGCTGGCTGGATGACAGCTGCAACTTTAGAATCTCAATTTCCTAATTATAAAATATCTTTAATAGAATCTAAAAATATATCTACAGTAGGTGTAGGTGAAAGCACTCTTGGACAAATAACAGATTGGATGAGGTTACTTAAAATTAAAGATGAAGATTTTATAAAACACGTAGATGGTAGTTACAAATTAAGTATAAAATTTACAAATTTTTATAAAAAAGGAGAAGCTTTTCATTATCCATTTGGAAGAACTATTGTTGAAGGAAATAAATCAGATACAAATGATTGGTGGTTTAAAAAGATACTAGATCCTAAAACTCCTTACTCTGATTATGCAGATTGTATGTATCCTTTGCAAATGGCTTATGTAAATCAAAATAAATTTGACATAGATCAAGTACAAAGAGCTTATCATTTTGATGCTACTAAATTTGGTTTATGGTTAAAAAATAATTATTGTAAAAAAATAAAACATATAGTGGAAGATGTTGTTTCTATTGAACAAGACGAAAATGGTATTAAATCTTTAAATAACAAACATAAAGCAGATTTGTATATAGACTGCACTGGTTTTAAATCTTTACTATTAGATAAAACTTTAAAAGAACCTTTTGAATCTTATTCTAATATGTTACCTAATGATTCTGCGTGGGCAACAAAAATTTTATATGAGGATAAAGAAAAAGAACTAGTTCCTTATACCAACTGTACTGCAATAGAAAATGGTTGGGTATGGAATATACCCTTGTGGTCAAGAATTGGCACAGGATATGTATATTCAAGTAAATTTGTAGATGATGAGACTGCGTTAAAAGAATTTAAAAAACATCTTGGAAGAAATGATTTAGAGTTTAAAAACATAAAAATGAGAGTAGGTATTCATAACAGATTATGGGTTAAGAATGTAGTTGGAATTGGATTATCTGCTGGATTTATAGAACCATTAGAAAGTAATGGATTATACACTGTGCATGAATTTTTAGGTAAATTAGTAAGAAATTTAGGAAGAGATAAAATATCACAATGGGATAGAGATAATTTTAATTATCAATGTAAACACATGTTTAAAGAATTTTCTGAATTTGTAGGATTACATTATGCATTGTCACACAGAGATGATACGGAATATTGGAAAAATTGTTTAAATAAAACTTGGGATAATAGTTTAATAAATTTAAAACACAGAGCTTTTTCTGGTTTTAAAGAAGCTGCATATAAAAGAACTTATAATTTTAAATATGATAATCACACAGGTTTGCAAGCAATTGCAGCGGGTATGCATTGGGCACCTACAGACAAAATATCTTTAATACAATATGGTAACTTAAAAGAAAAGGATCTTGAAAAAGAATTTAGACAAAGTATAAAATCTTTAAATAAAAGAAAAGTGACCTGCAAAAAACTGGTTAAAGAAAAACCAAGTTTGTTTTCAGTGTTAAAAAAAATACATGAAAAAACAAATTTTTAGTTCTAATGGACTACAAGATAATTAAAAAATTTTTACCTAAAAAATATTTTATTAGTTTAAAAGAAACTTTACACTCTATACATTTCCCTTGGTACTATAGACCGAGGATGACTAAAGATTCTAGTGGTTTGTTTTTTACTCATAGTTTTTTTACTGGAAATAAATTTAATTCAGATTATTTTGATTTAAGTGTATTATATAATGAATTAAAAGTAAGTCGTTTAGATGAAGTAAGAGCCAATTTAACTTTAAAATATGATAGACCTAAAGAAAGTGGATGGCATACAGACAATGAATTTAGTGATTGTTTGACTGCTATATTTTTTTTAGATACTTGCAATAGTACTACATTATTAGGTAATGATAAAATAAAAATAAAATCAAAAGAAAATAGTATATTAATTTTTAAATCTAGTACCTTACATAAACTAATAACTCAAACAGATGTTGAAAAAAGAATTGTATTAAATATAAATTTTTTTCCTAAAAATGATTATTTCTAATTTTAAAAATTTATTAAAAAATATAAGCTACCCTAATCAGAATCAAAGAAATAAAGAACTTTGGGATATAAAGGGGATATTACACAATCAAGCATTTAAATTTGATTTAAGACCATTAAAAAATAACGCTAAAGGTGGGTCTTTTAAAACTAAAGCTGATAAAATAGTCTATGATATAAACAATCAATATATTATTGTAGATGTAGAAGAACTTCACAACTATCTAAAAGAAAATTCACTTAAAGTAGTCAAAATAGAAGATTTGCTATCCAAGCTAGAGTGGAATATAATACTACCAAAATAACAATATAGCTAATCTATACTAAAGACTAAATTTACTGTAAAATACGATTATGGCTTTAACAAAAATACCATTCAGACCAGGATTTAATAAACAAATAACAGATACCCAAGCTGAAAATGTATGGGTTAATGGAGATAACGTGCGTTTTAGATATGGTCAAGCTGAGAAAATAGGGGGATGGTTACAAATAAATGCAAACACTTTAATAGGGGTCGCACGAGCACAACATGTCTTTACTGATTTAGATGGTCGTAAATATGCAGCAATTGGAACTAATAGATGTTTATATATTTATTATTCTGGTGACTTGTATGATATAACACCAATTGATCCAGACAGACAACAGACTGGCGCAGACATAACAACTACAAATGGCTCAACAACAGTCACTATTACAACAACAACAGCTCACAATTTAGAAATTGGAGATATTCTTACATTTGAAAATGCAGGTTCATTTACTGGTGGTCAAACAGATTACACAGCTACAGATTTTGATGATGTATTATTTGAAGTAAAAACAATTCCAACAGCCACAACATTTACAATTGAAATGCCTACAGCTGAAACAGGAACAGGTGCAACTAATGATGGTACATTAGATCCTTTACCTTATATTGACATTGGTGGACTTAATCAAACTTTAGGTTTTGGTTGGGGTGCAGGTCGATGGGGACAATCTACTTGGGGAACTGCTAGATCAAGTTCTAATACTAACATTGATCCTGGTTTTTGGTCATTAGATAATTTTGGTCAAATACTTATTGCAACTGTTCATAATGGTAGAACTTTTAAATGGAGCCCTCTTACAGTAAGTGGAGCTGCATTAACCACAAGAGCAGTTAGTGTTCCTAATAACCCAACTAAATCTGTAATGACAATTGTATCTGATAGAGATAGACATTTAATTCATCTTGGAACTGAAACCACAATTGGTAATAAAGCAACACAAGATAAAATGTTTATACGATTTTCTGACCAAGAGGATATTGAAGACTATCAACCAACTTCAGTGAACACTGCAGGTACCTTTAGAATTGACTCTGGTTCAGATATTAGGGGTGCTTCAAAAGGTAAGGACTATACTTTTATTGGTACAGATACTGCAGCATATATTATGCAGTTTGTTGGTCCACCATTTACATTCTCTATTAGACAGGTAGGTTCTAACTGTGGAGTGTTAGGACAAAACGCAATGGTGTTTGTAGATACAACTGTTTATTGGATGTCTGATGAAGGAGGATTTTTTGTATACGATGGTTCCGTTAAAAAAATGCCGTGTTTAGTAGAAGACTTTGTATTTAAAACAACTGGAAATAATCCAGGTTTAAACTTCAATGCGGGTCAACAAGTATATGCAGCACATAACAGCTTGTTTAGTGAAATCATTTGGTTTTATCCAGATGCATCAAGTCAATTTGCAAATCGAATGGTTGTTTATAATTATCAAGAAGGAACATGGACAACGGGTACACTTGCAAGAACTTCTTACACAGATAAATCTGTGTTTGATAAACCTTATGCTACAAAATTTGAACAAAACGTAACCCCATCTTTTCCTGTGGTCAATGGTATTACCTCAAGCCAAGGAAGAACACTTTACTACGAACATGAAACAGGTGTTAATGAAGTAGACGCTAATGGTAATAAAACAGCTATAGCAGCTTTTATTGAATCTGGAGATTTTGATTTAGATGCACAAGGCGATGGACAATTTTTTATTAAAATTAGAAGATTTATACCTGACTTTAAGGTATTGAATGGTAATGCAAAAATTACTTTAGATTTAAGAGATTATCCTAGTGACACTGCAACCTCCTCGCCTCTCGGACCTTTTACTGTAACATCAAGTACAGATAAGATAGACACACGTGCAAGAGCAAGACTTGCAGCACTTAAAATAGAAAATGATTCAACAGATGAAAACTGGAGATTAGGTTTATTTAGAGTAGATATACAACCAGATGGTAGAAGATAATGGCTAAAGTTACAGTTTATATTCCAGAACCTAAAGAACAATACGATGTTACTAACCAAAGACAAATCACTGCATCGTTAGAAACATTAAAGAACCAATTAAACTTTGCTTTTCAAGAAGAGCTTAAACAAGAAGTAGAACGATTTACTTGGTTTAATATGAGGTCAAACTAATGTCTCAAGGATGTAACAACGTTAATATTGAACCAACAGTAATTGGTGGTGGAAATGGATCAAATGCTTATGATGCATTTGGAAGACTAAGAGTTTCTAATCCATTTACTATTTTTGATAGTACAAATGTAATGTCAAAGAATAATCTTTTTGATGAATC